GTACGCTCGCACTTCATGCAAATAGATGATTCCGTTGCGTTGGGATAGATAACAAGCCGCTGTTTCGTCTGTACCCCGACCGGATGGGTCAATACTGCATATGGTTTCGTTATATTTATCCCAATTTCCTTGCATTTGCATAGGTGAATAGAAATAGTCTCCGGGTAGTCCGACTGTGGGAGCATCTTTGACGATGTTTGCCGGATCTGAGCACCATATAACGTTTTCGGGTGCAGTATCAGGATTAACGCTAGTGATAACGAGATCAGCCATTTTAAGGGGGAACTTTTCAGCATCTGATAAGGTTGTGTCGAGTTGAAACTGCAACATAAAGTTGCTACGACCCATAGACGCTTCCCTTTCGAGTAAGTCATCATGAGTAAACCTGTCATCTGTAGGAGCCCATTCATCAACTCCTTCATCTATATCTTCTTGTAAATCTGGTGCTAGTAGTCCTTCGTACTGGGTAATGTTTTTACCTCTTGGATATCTTGCCGGCCAAACCAAGGGACGATACGAACGCTCTGCCAGCTTACGATAAATAGTAAAAGTAGTCTGAGGAGTCCCGAGA